AGAGGGTTGCGGCTAGGGTAGAGCAAGCAAAGCTGGAGGGGGATGTGGTGATAGAGCATGAGGATGAGGGGCAAAACGCTCACACCGCTACGCCCGCGCCCGCGAAACCTGCGAATGGCTCGCAACTAGGGGCAGATTAGTGTCCAGATTGCGACACTTTTACAGGCCCGACATTACGACACAGCTAAGTCATTGATATTGCAGGGTATACCAATTACATAATGGACATTATGCGACAAACTGGCCAGACCCCCCCCGTCAAATCACACGCGGGGGCGGTGAGAAAAAGAACATAACCACACACCCCCCAGAAAGATTCACATGACAGACAACCTTACCACCGACCTGCTTGTAAAAATCCACGCTGACCCTGTTTTCTTTGTTGAGAACATTTTGCAAGCCGAGCCCCAGCAGTGGCAAGCCTCAGCCCTCCGCGCTGTAGCAAGCCATGACCGCGTGAGCATCAAGTCCGGCCACGGGGTTGGTAAAACGGCGTTCCAGTCGTGGTTGGTCCTGTGGTGGCTGTTTAGCCATTACCCGTGCAAGGTTGCCATTACAGCCAATACGGCGCACCAGTTGTCGGACGTGCTCTGGTCGGAGATTGATAAATGGGCGAGGAAGCTGCCGGACGGCTTTAAGAGCCTGCTGGAGTTCAAGAGTGACAAGATTAGTCTGAAGGGTGCCAGTGACAGCTTTGCGGTGGCCAGAACGAGCCGTAAGGAGAACCCAGAGGCGTTGCAGGGCTTTCACAGCGAGAATATGCTGTTTCTTGTTGAGGAGGCTTCTGGGGTGCCGGATGTGGTGTTTCAGGTAGCTGAGGGTGCCCTGTCCACCCCCAACGCAAAAACGGTGATGTGTGGGAACCCCACGCGATCCGATGGATTTTTCTACGAATCGTTCCATTCCATGCGGCATATGTGGCACAACATTACGGTGTCCTGCCATGACGGCGAATATGTCTCTGAGGAGTTCCTGAGGGGCATGGCGGAGAAGTATGGCGAGGACAGCAATGTTTACAGGGTGAGGGTGCTGGGCGAGTTTCCCACGCAGTCTGATGACGTACTGGTGCCGCTGTACATTGTGGAAGAGGCCACGCGGAGGGAAGTTACCCCCTCGCCGACAACGCCCGTTATTTGGGGTCTGGACGTGGCCCGATTCGGCGGGGACAGGTCGGCCTTGGCCAAGCGGCAGGGGCAGGTGATGATTGAGCCGATCAAGACGTGGCAGAACAAGGACCTGATGGAGCTTGCTGGCATTGTGCTGACGGAGTATGAGGCGTGTCCGTATATGACCCGCCCGCAGGCGATTTACATTGACGCGATTGGGCTGGGTGCGGGGTTAGCTGACCGCCTTGTGGAACTGGACCTGCCCGCTGTGGCTGTGTCGGTATCGGAGACGGCCAGTCTGAAGCAGAGGTTCGGCAGGCTGAGGGACGAATTGTTCTGGAACGCGAGGGAGTGGTTTGAGGGCAGGGACGTGCATATACCAGACGATGACACGCTCATACAGGAGATTACGGGCATACGGTACAAGTATTTGAGCACGGGCAAGTTGAAGGTCGAATCAAAGGACGAGATGAAGCGGAGAGGGCAGCGGAGCCCTGACGTGGCTGACGCTTTTGTGCTGACTTTTGCCCAGCAGGGTGCCAGTGCTATGGGCTACACAAAAAAATGGAGCGGGAGTTCTAGCCCCCGCCCCAAGACTGGTTGGATTGTTTGATTAGTCCACATATTTGCCGTAGTTACTGACGGCCTGTTCGACAAAATATCCAGCGTATGACGCGGCACTTGACTTGACATAATTCCGCAGTGTCTCGTCAGTAATGCCAAGGTCCTCCATCTGAGCCCTGACACTGGCAATATCGTGCTCTGACAGTTCAAGGGTTGTTTCGATTTTAATTTTCATAGTTTCCTCCTTACACCAAAATTTGTTTAACGGTAAAAGTAGCGCAAAAATCGTCAGAGACTAAAGTGGCTACTTCTTTTTTCATATACTCGGCAGAATAACGGACAGTTTCAAACTCGCTACCATCCTGATAAACGGCTGTGATAATATATTTTGATTCAGCTAATTTTAAATTTTCTGGCTGTGTCATTGTTTCCTCCTTTGGGGGGGCTTACGCCCCCACCTCTGGTTTAGTTGGTCTTTTGAAGAACCCAAACTTTGGGTCATCCTCACTGGGCTGAAGTGCCGCTGTAAAGCTGACACGCTTGCCTTTGAATGAATTGCCGTGTGGCTCAACACCATTTTCAGTAGCAAGGTCAAACATTTTTGACGGGATTGAACCCCACACCTTAAAGCCGCTGTCATCACGCACCAGCATTTTCCACTGACCGCCGAAAGCTGTCTGACGCAGGTCAGTTGAGATGACCTCGCCTGTGACCCGCACACGGCCCTCAGGACAATCTGCGGCGTTTGCACGTTCCTCAGCAATCCGTGCCTCCCGATCTGCGTGCCACTTCTTCTGCTTGGCCATTGCATTACGAGCAGCGACTTCCTGCTTTTCTGTAAGGCGGCCCCACTGGTACAAAGCGTCATTCATTGCGCCCAGAAAAGTGTTGGGGTCATAACAATCTGAAACAAATTTTTGTAGCTCTACGCGGCTTTCATCCTCGGCCAACCACTTGCGATTACGGCTTTTTGCGGCATTGCGGCGGATAGCGGCCTCACGGCCACGGTTCCATGCCTCGATGTCCTCAATTTTATTTTCAGTATATGGTGCCATTTTTTCCTCCTTAATTACCTATAATATAACTATAAGCTAAGTATTAGGGGCAAGTAAAGCAAAAAACGCATCTATTGTGCATTTTTCTGTAAATAGCTATACTGGCAATGACTTTTGAGGAGTTCCGCGTGGATAATGTTGTCAAGTTTCCGAAAAAGGAACTGGATGTAGAGGTTAATTTTGATTCGGTTGACGTGCTCTTGAGGCATGAAGAGCGGGTCAGGTCGCTTGTTGACGTTATGGACCTGAACGCTCAGGGCACCTTTCACGTCATGGATGTTGACGCTGAAGAGATAATGATGGCCCTGTTGCATATGTCGGCCCTCTGGGCGTTCCGTGCGGGGCTGGAGCCTGAGCAATATTATGAGGTCAGGGACAGTATGCTTGTTGAGGTAGATGATGGCACCAAGAGCACCTAAAGACCCCCGTTTAGCCAGAGCAGGTGTGAGCGGGTATAACAAGCCAAAACGTACCCCGAATCACCCGACAAAGAGCCACGTTGTGGTTGCCAAGAAGGGCGACCAAGTAAAAACGATCCGCTTTGGGCAGCAAGGCGTTAGAACGAACCAGACGGCGGGTCAGCGCGAAGCGTTTAAATCCCGCCACGCAAAGAACATAGCCAAGGGGCCTATGTCTGCGGCTTACTGGGCCAACCGCGTCAAGTGGTCGCCAAGTAAAACACAGTCATCGTCCATGAAATGGAAAAAGGGTAGTTGATATGGGCATGGGCGTTAAACATTACTTCCGTGACGGCAAAGAGCATAAAGGGGCCATGCACAAGCACCCTGACGGCACTTTAATGACGGGCAAGTCTATGTCGAAGAACTCGAAAAAGCTGTTTCACTTTGGGCAGTTATCAAAAACAGCGCAGAAAAAAGCAAGGAGTAACTGGTAATGGGTTATGGCAAAAAAGGCAAAGGCGGTAAGAAAAAATGACTTACGGCACAGGTAAAGCAAAAGGGCTGAAAGAGGACATGGGCAAAAAGGGCAAGGGCTCTAAAACCTCATGCGGCAAGTATGCCAGCAAAAAGTAGCAAGAAGTCAATCCCGACCAATCCGGCTTTGTGGTCAAGAGCAAAATCTGCCGCAAAGAAAAAGTTTGACGTGTACCCGTCCGCCTATGCAAATGCGTGGGCGGCAAAATGGTATAAGGAAAAAGGCGGCAAGTGGAAGGGCTCTGACAACAGAGTGAAGAGGGCGTAATGCCAGCACAAGCAGGTCTGGGCAAATGGTTCGGGGAAAAGTGGGTTGACGTAAAAACTGGCGAACCCTGCGGACGGCGGAAGGGCGAGAAGCGGGGATACCCTGCCTGTCGGCCTCAAGCTGTTGCAAGCAAGATCAGCAAAAAAGAGGCGAAGAAAAAGACGGGGCCCAAGCGGGTCAAGTGGTCCACAACAGCCAGCGGAAAGAAGAGAAATGGCAAACGGTCTGCTTGAGATGCAATCTCGCCCATATCGGACAAGCAACCTTTTCGACATTCCAGTTGACGAGGGGACAAGGGGTATGTTGTTGCCTATTGGTCAGCGGCAGGGGGAGTTTTCATTTGCTGTGCCAGAGTTTGTTTTAGGTGGTGTCGAAACAGGCCAACTCCCAGCCCGTGCGGGCAGAGGTGAGTTAGGTGTGCCCAGTTTATTGAACCCGCAGTTCACAGACGCGGCCCAACAATTTGCAATAGATTACGGATTACTACCCGCCTTAGGGACTGCCGCATTAGCGGCCCCATCGGCTACCACATTGAGAATGGGTGCTGGCGGCGTTGATACAGCGTCAGGCGGTGTGCGTAGAGGGCCGGAGGTTGATGACTTAGGTTTTTATAGCCAAGCATTAGAAGCGGCGAAAGCCTTACCACAGGCGAAGGGCACAGGCCAACAGTTTGAGCAAATGTTGTTAAAGGCTGGTGTCAAGCCTGATGAGATTAAATTTACACCAGAGCTTTCAGGATTGCTGGCTCAGCCTAAAGTCACCCGTGAAGAGCTTGTTGGGCTGTTAGAGGAAAATCGTATTAGGCCGCAAGAAACGGTCTTTTACGGTGGTGACACGCCTGAGTTTAAGGGGTTAAACTTTCCCGCTGAGGCGGAGCAACTAGACGTTTACGATGCTTACGGGGGAGACTATGTAACTGATGAGGTAGCGTATCTTATGGAAGATATGCCGGAAGATGTTGCTGAGGCTTTTGGTAGAACCGCGCTAAACTCTACGGAGGCGGATATTGCAAAGGTTCAAAAGGCTTTAGAGCAAGGCAACCTGACTGCGCTTGTAGATAAAGATTCAGAACTGTTTATAGACAATGATGATATAAACGATGTTATTGGGACTATTGGAGATGCGGCAGAAATGCTTGTCTCTGAGAGGTACAGCTTTGATCCTGTTGTTAGATTGCAGGACCCTGACACTGGCTACGAAATAGTAGGCTCAGAGGATGTTGGTTATTCTATAAGAAATGAAGCTGGGGAGTATGTTGGTAGGGATCAAAATATAGGGTCTATTGCCGAGGCAAGAGTGCAAGCAGAGACAGACGCTATTGATCGTGGGATCATCGGCTACGGCGGCGGTGACACACGTTTTATGGAATACACCGAGGACGGCGGTTCTAACTATCGCGAGATGCTTTTGCAGGTTCCTGAGTATCAAGGGCAAGACCAAGGCTTTGTTTACTCTGGTCATTTTGATGAGCCAAATGTCGCTGTTCATGTCAGGACAAAAGATAGAGAGTTTGGTCGGGGCAAAAATTCTTTAGGTGACAGTCTTTATGTTGAGGAAATGCAGTCTGATTGGGGTCAGCAAGGCAGACGCAGAGGTTTTATGACTGGCGAGACTAAAAGTCGGTATAAAGAGATAGAGAGAGAACTTAAACCTTTGCAGGATGACATAATAAAACTTAGTCGAGAGAGGGATGACCTTATTGATATGTTGGCCGAGGATATGACTGAGTTTAACACACCAAAAGGGTTTTTTAATCCTTTAGACAAAAATTTTAAATACAGGGTCGAAAGGGGAAGTATTTACGCAATTAAAGACGATGGTTCGGAAGTGCTTGTGCAAGGTCGCGGTCAAGTTGAAAGATTATATTTGCCAGATTCTCAATATGCCGAAGATTATAAAGAATATTCTGATGCAATCTCAAAACTTAATTCTAAGGCAAAGCCCTTGAGAGTGGAACTGAAGGAGTTGCCGTCAGGGGCTGAGGAGGCTCCGTTTGTCGGCAATTCAGAAAAATTCGCAGAAGTTGGTATCAAGCGTCTAATTAATCAAGCCGCCAAAGAGGGTAAAAGTTCTGTCGTGTTTTCTTCTGGTGATGTGCAACTTGGCAGGTGGGGCGAAGATGGTCTTGAGACATTTTACGACAAAATTATTCCAAAAGTTGGCAAGAAAGTAGCAAAGAGGCTAGACCCCAATGCTGACGCTGGCGTCAAATTTGTTGAAGATGCTACGGGGGATGTTTCTGGTGATCGGTTTGTTATACAAATAACCCCCAAGATGCGTGAGCAAGCGTTGAAGGGTCAGCCCTTGTTTACAGCACCAAACGTCCCCGTGCCTGCTTCAGGATTGCTGGGGCAAGACCAAATGACAGGCGATGAAATGCTTAGAGCAGGCATTATATAGGAGAATAAAATGGAAATATGCGAACACTGCCCATACCCGCACCGTTGTGGGCCACAAGAACGGTGCATAGCCTATAAAATAGGCGGCGAAGGTGATATACTACCTGAGCCAGTGTCTCACCCAGTGATGACAACCGATGGTATCGGCATGACTGGCAAAATTAAATCTGGCAAGAAGAAGGCGAAAAAAGATGCCTAATTATAAGAATGTTACAGGCCCAACATCACGGCCACGTTATGCAAACCCGCGTCACCCGATGAACCGCGAAACTATGATGGTTCAGCGAGTGCCACAGACAGTTACAGGCCCCAAGTCTCGCCCCAAGCGTCCGGCAAGGGCGCGGCAGGTTTACACAGGCCAGACTGGGATGTATTCGTCAGACTGATGCAGGTTGTAAAGGTCATGCGGCGGCCTCGCCCAATGCGGCAGAGAGTTGAGCCAGTAGCGGAAGTGTTTGAGAGGTGCACGGGGTGCGTCTCTCGTAAAATGTGCGACAGCAAGGCAAAGTGCCTGCACGGTGCAAAGGCAAAGCCAAAGGGAAAGAAAAATGGCAGAGATGGACGATTATCAGCTTAACAGCATTGTTTCGTCTGAGATACGCGACAGCCTGAATCACTTTGACACGGAGTTCAGTCAGGAGCGTATTCGCGCTATGGATTTCTACCTTGGCGAACCTATGGGCAATGAAGTCGAAGGTCGATCACAGGTTATCAGCACGGAAGTGTCTGACACCATTGAGGCTATCATGCCCAACCTCATGCGGGTGTTTACAGCCAATGACCAGTATGTCCGCTTCAATGCCCGCACCAGCGAGGACCAGCAAAAAGCCGAGCAGATCACAGATTACTGTAATTACATTCTGAACCACGATAATTCTGGTTATAAAATTCTTCACAACTGGTTCAAGGATGCGCTCCTTTTTAGACTAGGTGTCGTTAAATATTACTGGGATGAATCAGAAGATATCCGAGAGGAAGAATACGAGAACCTCAACGAGACTGAACTGGCAGCATTGTTAGCCAACCCCGACATGGAAATTATCGGCGTTGTGAACGAGCAGGCCGCGTCCTACATGGAAGACGAAACAGGCGAGATGGTCCCAATGGATATGACCTACAGCCTGAAGGTTCGCGTTACAGAAAAAACGGGCAAGATTAAAGTCGAGAACGTGCCGCCGGAGGAGTTTCTCGTAAACCGCCGTGCGACCTCACTGGAGGATGCCCACTTTGTAGCGCACCGCACCGTGATGACTGTCTCCGACCTTGTGGCTATGGGGTATGACCGCGACATTGTGGAGGCTCATGCTGGCACCTCCAGCATTGACGTGGACGAGGAGCGCACAAACCGCTTTCAGGACATTGAGGCAAATACAGGCACTGATGCCTCTGACCCGACACTAGCCGAGGTCATCTATTACGAGTGCGTCATGCGGGTTGACTATGACGGTGACGGCATTGCTGAACTGCGCCGCGTCTGCGCTATCGGCGAGGGCGGTGACGAAATACTGCACAACGAACCGTTTGACCATATTCCGTTTGCTGTTGTCAGCCCCGTGCTTATGCCGCACCGCCTGATAGGTCGCTCTGTGTACGACATGACAGAGGACTTGCAGGTTATCAAGTCCACACTACTCCGGCAGTACCTCGACAGTGTGTATAGCTCTACACTACCCAGAATGGGTGTTGTCGAGGGGCAGGTAAATATTGATGACGTTCTGGATGGAACCGCTGGGGGCATAATCAGGATGCGTCAGCAGGGCATGATCCAGCCGATTAGTGGCACCCCAGTTGGCGGCGAAGTACGCCCGCTAATGGACTACATCGACAGCATTAAAGAACAGCGCACTGGCATGAGCAAAGCCTCACAGGGGCTAGATGCAAACGCATTGCAGTCCACAACAGCCAGCGCAATCAGCGCGACTGTACGAGGCGCACAGGTCAAGCTGGAATCTTATGCTCGCACAATGGCAGAGTGCGGCGTGAAGGACTTGTTTAAGGGCTTGCTACACCTCATTACCAAGTACGACCAGAAGCCTCGCATAGTTCGTTTGCGGAATAACTTTGTCCCGATTGACCCCCGCGAGTGGCACAGCGAGTTTGACGTGGTTGTTCAGGTCGGTCTGGGCACGGCGGACGATGAGCAGAAGATTGCGTTTCTGACGCAAATTGCGGCCAAGCAGGAGCAAATCCTGATGCAGTTGGGGCCTAACAATCCGGCTGTTAGCATGGCTCAGTATGTCAACACATTGCGGTCCATTGCAGAGATTGGCGGGTTCAAAGACACAGCGCGGTTCTTTGGCACGCCGCAGGCT